TGGGTTGTGTCGTTCGATCTTAACTCCCTTTACCCTCACCTTATTATGCAGTACAACATCTCCCCCGAGACCTTTGTGACTCGCTTGAATGATAAGGTGACGATCGACGACCTACTTGTTGGCGGTGCAGAGAAGTTCAGTGAATATCTTCGTAAGACGAACTGCGCTCTCGCCGCCAACCTTTGTATGTATTCGAAGGAGAAACGAGGATTCCTCCCGAGCCTGATGGATCGTATGTACAACGATCGTACGATGTACAAGAAGCAGATGATCGAGGCAAAGAAGGAATATGAGAAGACCAAGGATAAGAAACTCCTCAAGGAGATTGCACGCCTTGATAACATGCAGATGGCCAAGAAGATCCAGCTCAACTCGGCTTATGGTGCTCTCGGCAATCAGTACTTCCGTTGGTTTGACATTAACCACGCCGAGGCTATCACGATGTCTGGCCAGCTCTCGATCCGTTGGATTGAGAAGAAGATGAACGAGTATCTCAACCGTCTCTTTAAGACCGAGAACATGGACTACGTGATTGCATCTGACACCGACTCGATCTACATCACGCTTGACTATCTGGTACACATGATGTATCCAAATGGTGCTGATGATCTGACGATCGTGAAGTTCCTTGATGATGCATGCAAGAAAAAGATCGAGCCGTTTATCGATCGTGCTTATCAAGAGCTAGCCGACTATATGAACGCCTATGCTCAGAAGATGCAGATGAAGCGAGAGAATATCGCAAACAAGGGCATCTGGAAGGCAAAGAAGATGTATATCCTTAATGTCTGGAACTCAGAGGGTGTTCAGTATGATAAGCCAAAGCTCAAGATGATGGGCATCGAAGCAGTTCGTTCTTCGACTCCTCCGTCGTGTCGTGATGGTATTAAGAGGTCTCTCGAGATCATCATGAACGAGGATGAAGCATCGCTCCATCGTTATGTTGCAGACTTCCGTGCACGATTCAATACGCTGCCGTTCGAGGAGATTGCTTTCACCTCGTCTGTCAAGGACATGGAAAAGTATTACATCGCTGGTCAGTTCCAGTCTGGTTGCCCAATCCATGTTCGTGGTGCTGTGGTCTACAACAAAATCATCAAAGATCTCAAGCTCCAGAATAAATATGAGAGCATCGGATCCGGTGAAAAGATCAAGTTCGCTTATCTCAAGAAGCCGAACCCGACCAAGGAGCATGTCATCTCTTGTCCGTCAACTCTTCCAAAGGAGTTCGGCCTCGGTGCGTTCATCGACCGTGAGATTCAGTTTGACAAGGCATACATCAAACCTATCGAATCTATCATCAACACTATCGGTTGGCACGTAGAGAAGCGTGCAACATTGGAGGATTTCTTTGTATGAGTATTACAGATTTTGACGACGACTTCGACTTCGGCTTTACGACTGTCAGCGAGGACGTATTTGTACAGGCAGAAGCAGCCACACAAGAAGGTCAACAAAAGGCTGAGACGATCTATAAAATGGTACTTCCGCTTTTAAATAACCTGGTAAAAGATGCAGACCAGAATGCATATATCCATTGGCCAAACAGAGCAGAAAAGATTGAAGCATTCAAGAAAAAGTTGCTCGGTGTTCTAAATTCTTGATGTACAATATTATTATTACGTGCTATACTGAGAATACAAGGAGGACATATGTCGGATCTGCTGAATAAACTTCGTAAAAATACTACAATCAAGGACTCGGATATTCTAGCCGATTCCAAGTTCTTTAACGCCAAGGATATGGTGGCTACTACTGTTCCGGCAATCAATATTGCTCTGAGCGGCAAGATTAATGGTGGATTTGTTCCGGGTCTTACGATCTGGGCCGGCCCATCGAAGCACTTTAAGACTTCGTTTAGTCTACTGATGGCAAAGGCATACATGGACAAGTATGCAGATGCTGTCATGCTCTTCTATGACTCGGAGTTTGGTACTCCTCAGGCATACTTTAACTCGTTCGGTATCGACACGTCACGTGTTCTGCACACGCCCATCACTGATGTAGAACAGTTGAAGTTTGATATCATGCAGCAGCTTGAAGAGATCAAGCGCGGTGATCATGTCATCATCGTAATCGACTCAGTTGGTAACCTTGCCTCGAAGAAGGAAGTCGAGGATGCTCTCAAGCAGAACTCGGCAGCGGACATGACTCGTGCGAAGCAACTCAAGTCTCTGTTCCGTATGGTTACGCCTCACCTGAATCTGAAGGACATTCCTCTGGTCGTAGTCAACCACACTTATCAGACTCAGGAAATGTACTCGAAGGCCGTTGTGTCTGGTGGTACTGGCATCTACTACTCTGCTGATAACATCTTCATCATCGGCCGTCAGCAGGAGAAGGACGGCAAGGATGTGACTGGTTATAACTTCATCATCAACGTTGAGAAGAGCCGGTTCGTCAAGGAGAAGAGCAAGATCCCTATCGAAGTATCGTGGGACAAGGGCATCAGCAAGTGGTCGGGTCTGATGGACATGGCTCTTGAGTCTGGTCACGTGATCAAGCCAAAGGCTGGTTGGTTCCAGAAGGTTGATATGTCGACTGGTGAGATCCTTGACAAGAACTACCGCATGGCTGATACCTATGACTTCAACTTCTGGCATCCGATCCTTACTTGCCCAAAGTTCAATGAATTTATTGAGAAGAAGTACGCGGTTGCTGCTGGTTCTATCATGCAGAGTGAAGACACTATTGAAGATCTAGAACTCGAGGAAGATGAATGAAAATTGAGAACATTATCTTTGGAAATCTGATTCATAATGAAGAGTATGCACGTAAGGTAATTCCGTTTCTCAAGTCTGAGTATTTCACTGATAATGTTGATCGTACTGTTTATGAACTGATTGAAGAGTACGTTGGCAAATATAGTAAGTTTCCTACGAAGGAGGCTCTTACTATTGATCTCAATAACAAGAGTGGGCTCAAGGACGAAGAGTTTAAGGCCGCCGAGGCTACTATCAGTGGTCTGACCAAGAGCGAAGATCGTGAGATCGATTGGTTGATCGATACCACCGAGAAGTTTTGTAAGGACAAAGCTCTTTACAATGCCCTCATGGAGTCGATCAGGCTTGTTGATGATAACAAGAGGAAGGATGGCATCTCGGTTGGTGCCATCCCTCAGCTTCTGTCTGACGCGTTGGCTGTCTCGTTCGACTCGAGCATCGGCCACGACTTCCTTGACGACTCGGATGCTCGTTATGAGTTCTATCATCGTACCGAGGTGAAGATTCCGTTTGACCTGGATTTCTTCAACAAGATTACGAATGGCGGTTTGCCACGCAAGACCCTGAACATTGCGCTTGCCGGCACTGGTGTGGGTAAGTCTCTGTTCATGTGTCATTGTGCTGCACAGAATCTCATGTCTGGCTTCAACGTCCTATACATCACTATGGAAATGTCTGAGGAGAAGATTGCAGAGCGTATCGATACTAACTTGCTTGGTATGTCGACTGCTGATCTTCGTGAGCTTCCAAAGACAACCTATGATACTCTCATGGCCCGTGTGAAGAAGCGCGCTAAGGGCAAGTTGATTGTAAAGGAATACCCGACCGCGTGTGCTGGTTCGGCTAACTTCCGCCACCTGATCAACGAACTTAAGATCAAAAAGAACTTTGTACCTGACATCATCTATATCGACTACCTGAACATCTGTATGTCCAGTCGTATTCGTGCCGGGTCGAATGTCAACTCCTATACGATGATTAAGGCGATTGCCGAAGAACTTCGTGGGCTGGCAGTCGAGTGCAACGTTCCGATCGTATCGGCTACTCAGACAACTCGTACCGGTTATTCGTCATCTGACGTTGGCCTTGAGGATACCTCTGAGTCGTTTGGTCTACCGGCCACAGCCGACTTTATGTTTGCCTTGATCTCGAGCGAGGAACTACAGCAACTCGGTCAGATTATGGTCAAGCAGTTGAAGAATCGTTATGGAGATCCTGCTCATCATAAACGGTTCGTCATCGGTGTTGACTACTCGAAGATGAAGTTGTACAACACAGAGGAGTCTGCACAGGATGATATTGTTGATGATACGCCAGTCTTTGATACGTCAAGTTCTGGTAGTAGAATGAATGAAGAGTCTAAGCCGGTAAACAAGTTCAATCGTAATAAATTTCAAGGATTCAAGTGATGGGAATTAACACACACTACTACACTGTGTATGGTGTAAAGATCGATGAGTTCTCAGAAGAGTTCTCAGAAGCTTGGGATGAGGTTTATGATGAGACAAAGGACAACAAGGATATGGCTCTCATCCTAGATGGCATGTCTGGTTCTTATATGATCTTTGGTAAGATCCTTTTTGACTCAGGAGACCTTCGCTGGGGCGATTATGAAGATACTCACTCAGACATTGATTTAACCATGCTCGGCGAATATAAAGATAAGTGTGTGGAGCAGTTCATGAACTACTTCCCGTCGTTTGGTCATTATATGGATCACAAATGGAAGCTGATGACATTTGTTCATTACAGTTAAAGTTAAAGGTAAAAATTAAATGATTGATATCATACGAACATTATTAGCTATTGGGCTTGGTATACTTTCTATGATAGTCTTTCAACTTTTTCTCGATGTAAAGAATAGGAAAAAATGATGGTAAACTATAAAGTACAAATGACTGGTGATTGGGCACCCACTCCCTCTGTTACTAACCCTGGAACAGTGTCTGGATATGTACATATGACTTATGAAGTTGTAGAAACTGGAACACGCCAGATTATGAAGAGTGATATGACTAAAGAAGAAGCAAAGACTCTTTGCCGCCACTTGAATTTTGGTGGTGGCTTTGATGGATGGACTCCTTCATTTTTTCTACAAAAATGTGAAAAAAGTTACTAAGAAGCAGACGAACTTGTATAAATACTAGTACACTATGTGGTGCGTGGATTTGCGGTTTCATCCGTGAAAGAGGCAAGTGTCTTAATTGACGACTGGAATAAGCAGGATTACAGGTGGGGTTCCTCCTGCTACACGCATTTGGGGCGGCTTTCGGGCCGTCCCTTTTTTTATGTACATTATTTCGAAAAAGGTGTAGGTTGGTTTTCTATTGAGGAGAAAACACATGTACACCATCCAATATTTCGATAACCTCGGCCAAAACAACCACTCGCCCGAATTCCCCGATATCCAAACCATGGCCGATTACATTCTCCAAACCCCTACTCGTAACCACGGTCCTATCTTCTACAACAACCATATCGTCGGCTACGGAATCGACGATGTCATCCGCAACGGAAAAATCCGCCGCTCCTTCACTAACTGGATGTCTCGATATCTCTCCAAACTCTAATTTTTTTCATCTTTTTAAAAAATAACTGTGTACATATTTTGAAAAGTGATGTAGGGTGAATAATAACGAATGGAGATGAACATGACCGCTTTTACTAAGACCAACTTCGAATACCACGGTGGCTACCTTCACTATAACACCGAAGCCGGTGAACGTAAGTTCGTTGCTCGGTTCAAGCACCGCGGTCCTGTTACCAAGGCTAAGTTCCTTAAGACCCTGATCAAGCACTACTCGGTTGAAGAGTATTTTAGCCGCCTTGGTGGAGCCTACAACCCTCACGGTGAAGCTCCTCTTCAGATCCTGAAGAACGACGGAATTTTGGTGTTCGAAAAGGACGAGCTCGGTCGCGGATACTTCACTCTGGATGGAAAGGTTTTGTAATGCAGCAGATTGCATACGCTGTCGTTGGCGACGGTAAGTTCGGGTTCAAGTTTTTTGGTGAGACCTTTGAGACTGAAGGCAATACTGATTACTGGGAAAATCGTGGATACCGAACGATTCCTGTCTATGTCGAAATGACAGACGAACTCAGAGAGTTTTACTTCTACTAAAATAACTGTGTACATATTATCGAATATAGTATAAAACTAAACTATCAGATGGTGTGGATCACGAGTGATCTTTCGTAAATTGCTAGTGACTGCAGTGTGGATCGATCCTCGCCATCTGACTTTTTTAGGACTTGATTATGAACTACGAATTTCCATATATCACCAACATCTCTGATGTGCTGCCTGCTATCGAAGGCCGCGACGAGTTCGTGGTTGCCGAGAAGGAAGGCTACACCGTCATCAACTACAACGTGATGATGGCTGATACGTTTCCTGATGTGCTTGCGTCTGATGATCTACGTGCAAACCACGACCATTATGAAGTAGAAAACCTTCACGCTCGCCTTCGTCGTGAGTGCCGCGGTATCATCTTCGACACTGAGACTGGTGAGATCCTTCGTCGTCCTTTCCACAAGTTCTTCAACGTGAATGAGCGTGAAGAGACTCAGGACCATGTTGTTGATCTGTCGCGTCCACATGCTATCCTCGAAAAGCTCGATGGCTCGATGATTGCGCCATTCGTTGTGATCGATCAGATGATCTGGGGTACGAAGATGGGCGCTACTGATGTGGCAAAGCCTGTTGAAAAGTTCGTTAAGAACAATCCCCAATACGAAGCATTGGCGAACAATGCTATCTTGTTAGGTCTTACTCCGATCTTTGAATGGTGTTCACGCAAGCAGCGCATTGTTTTGGATTACAAGGAAGATACTCTTATCTTGACTGCAATGCGAAACATGAAGACTGGTGAATATATGGATTATTTCTATATTTCTTCATTTGCTGAACTTGCGGGTATTCCAGTTGTTCGTACCTTCGAACCACAGACTGATATGAAGGCTTTCGTCGAGTACGTTCGTGATCTGGAAGACCTCGAAGGTTTCGTAGTTCGTTTTTATGATGGGCACATGCTTAAGCTGAAGTGCCATTGGTACCTGCAGATTCACAGGGCGAAGGAAGCTATCCTACAGGATCGCAACATTGTCGAACTGATTCTGGATGAAGCACTGGATGACATTAAGGCTCATCTACCTGCTGAGGATCGTTTTGAGCTTGGTCGTTTTGAGCACTTGTTCAATATCGAAGTGTATGGTCAGGCTCAACTGATTAGCAATATGCTCGAGCATATCCGTGAAGAGAATGTTGATCGTAAGACCTTTGCTCTCGAAATCGCACCTGCGTTCAATCAGTACACTCGTGCTACGATTTTTAAGTGCTGGGATGAGACTGACGATCACAAGATTGTCGAAGCAGTTAAGAATGTTATTCGTAACAACTTGACCAAGACTGTAAAGTACGAAGCGATTCGTGATGCTTGGTTTCCTGGAGTAACTTACAATGACTAAATGGTTCCGCAGGCATTACTATTATGTTTGTGTACAAACCGCTTTGTTTGGTTGGAGATGGATTTGTGGGAATCGTAGTCAAAAACCAAACATGACAAAATATCGTGCTTTCATGAAGCAATGGCACAATAAGTCGTCTCTTGGAGTATAATATGCCTAAGTGTACAATTCTCGTTGGTGTTCCTGGTTCAGGTAAGTCCACGTGGCTTATCGAAAACCGGCCTAAGGGTGCATGGATCGTCTCTACTGATAACATCATCAATGGTTTGGCCGATGACTACGGCTTTACCTATGATCAGATCTTTAAGGAGACGATCCGCTTTGCAGACATGGCTATGGTAGCTCGTATGCTGATTGCAGCTCAGAACGGATATGATCTTTATGTTGATCGTACTAATATGTCGGCAAAGTCGCGCAAGCAGTTCATTGATAAGCTCAAGAAGTATGGTTACGAGTTTGAGTGTGTAGTGTTCCCTACACCTGAACCTGAGGAATTAGAACGGCGACTGTCTGAACGCTCAGAACGTTTGGGTAAAACTATTCCACAGGATGCCATTGACCGTATGATTGCTTCTTACGAAGAACCAACTGAAACTGAAGGGTTTTCCAAGGTTACTTTTTTGTAACCTTGGAAGCCATTTCCTTTAGAACCTCGATCTTCTTGAGAGCATTCTCTTCTGTAGCATACGACGCATAGTGTTGCTTTGTAGCTTCAATACCTGCAAACATCGTATATACGTCCCACGGTCTTTCTGCACCTGACTCTGGATTGTATTCAACGATCCATTCTAGCTTAGAACCTTCAGGCTTAAAATAACCATCCTTTTCGCAATCACATATTTGATCTTTGAAAAGTTTGCTGAGACCGAAGGCACCGGCGACGCTTCCTGCCACAAAGGCAAGCACGGCTGCTAGCCATCCTTCTGTATTGATAGCTCCGATTCCGGCGATCAAACCGCCGAGTATGGGCCATCTCATGATGAATGCAATAACTCCATTTGATGGATTGTAAATCATCTTCCCCAACCTGTCCAGTAGTTAACCACAACCTGCACGCCGCCATCTGAGCGATCGTCGGTTTTGTATAGTTTGCCAAAGCGTCTCTCGTAGGCATACTGAACGGTCACGTTCATCACACCGCCAAAAGCTTCTCGAGTTGCTTTCACTCCTACCGATGGAACGATTTTGTTGTTCCATTCAAAACCTTTTGTATCGGTGCTAAATCCAATACCGGTTGTTGCGGCGAGTTTCCAGTCTGCAACCTCGGTAAGAACGGCGTCTTGTTCTATTCTTCCGGATAGAACCCAGTTTCCTTTTTCTTCTCCAGAAACATGTGGACCTGTTACGTTTACCCATGCGCTTCCTGGAAAGTTTTTGTCTTCAGCATGTGCAGTGGCAGGAACGACGAGAGCAAGTAAGCTTCCCAGTATATACTTTTTCATTTCATTCTCCGTATCTTTTAACTTTGTTCCAGTTATTCTTTTTCTTTCGAAGCACTATAACGTCAAAGAAACTTTTTATGTAAGCATACGTATTAAAAAACGACAAAAGATATAGAACTGGAACTTTATATATTAAATCATTGCGATCATTTTTGTATGAAGCATATACTGCAGCGAGAGCAAATATGCACATATCAATAAACAAGACCAATAAGATAGATTTTAGACCAAGTACTATGAAGCTCGCAGAAAGCATGATGAGTCTATTCAGTACCAAAGAATCTAATATCAAATAAAGCAGATAAAAATCAACGCCCTTAAACCTGTTATTTCTGTTGGCGTATTTCATAATGACCTGCCAGAATCCACCGTACCATCTCATCATCTGTTTATGGTAGTCTTTGAACGTACTCGGATCCTGCGTAATCACCTTCACATCATGTAGGTATTTGATCTTTCCGCCTAACTTATGAACCTGTAACGTGAGATCCATATCTTCTGTAAGCACCGAAGAATCAAATTCCAAATGTCTTAATATGTCGGTTGAATATATTGAAACGCACCCAGGCGCAACATAAACAACTCCGAAAGCTGCCTGTCCCTTTTTAACCACCTCGTGCGAGAACGTGTATTCTACAGTTCGATACGCAGAGTAGATATGATTTGCTTTAGAACTCGTAACCTGTCCAATAAAAAGATCTACGTCATTGTAGTGTAGCAGATTCAACGTTAAAACATCTTTAAAGTTTTGATCTATTTTTGTGTCAGCATCTATCATGATTACATATTTGTATTTATCACACAGCTCGAAATGCTGAATGGCGTACTGCTGTGCGCCGGCCTTTCCTAGTCCGGTTGGAGTCCTACAGACATTTATTTTATTTTCAATACAAATATCGTAGGTTTTGTCTGTAGAGAAGTCGTCGACACAATAAATAATGGTGGGATCGAATCCCACTTCATAGAGAGAATTGAGCGTGCTCTGCAACACAACTTCCTCGTTGTGGGCAGGAATAAGTATGCATGTCGTCATGCTCCTATTTATGGTTTTATAAATATTACACCTGAGAGACACTATGTTTCACCCTGACGTTTGTAAACCCAAATCCAAGGCAGGTAAGAAGAAATGTCAAAATACAAGTCTATAGCAATCAAGGTTGCTCTAATCGGCGCTGCTGTTCTAATCCTGAGCACAAGCGTTGGCCAACAATACGCTGATGAACTGAAGCCATTGATCGAAATGTTGCTTCAACAGTAATTTTTTTGTGTACATTTTTCCCATTCCGGTGTAGATATAGATTATACGGAATGGGAAAAACATATGAGCACTCAATTTAAATCTGTTCAATGCCGCACTGGCAAGATGTCGATGGTCGGCTTCTTCGGCGGGCCCGACGGCCGCTGCGTCCAACTCACCTTTCCAAGACCAGAATCCGAAAAAGATCGCTACGACTTTGGCTACTGGTATACCCAGCTGACCAAGGAGCAGGCGCTGGATCTGGCGCATGTGCTGGTTATGTTTGCAAATGATAAACTGGAAGAATGTTACGATGACTAATTCTGTGAATCGTTTTGTTATCTCCGATACACACTTCGGACATACCAATTCGTGGGAAAAGTTCAAGCTGCCAGATGGTAGTCCTCTGCGTCCATTCACCTCTAACGAAGAGATGGATGAGACTATGATCGAGCGCTGGAACGCGAAGGTCAAGCCGAACGATGTTGTTTACCACCTAGGTGATGTTGTTATCAACCGTAAGTACCTTCATCTGGTGAAGCGACTGAACGGCAAGAAGCGTCTGGTTCGTGGCAACCACGATATCTTTCGTGATAAGGACTACTACGAGGTTGGTTTCGAATCGCTGTATGGTGTTCGTGTGTTCACCGACCAGTTCATCCTGAGTCATATTCCTCTGCACCCAGATTGTATCACACATCGTTTCAAGGTGAACGTTCATGGTCACCTGCATGCGAACGAGGTGATGGGCTGGTGGAAGCATGGATATGCCGAGGATACAGAGATGCCTGATCCTCGTTACCTGTGTGTCTCGGTCGAGCATACCAACTACGAACCTCTGTCGTTTGAAGAAGTAGATGCTCGTATTGCTAAGCGTTGGGCAGAGACTGGATATGAAGGTCCAGTTGATGCCTGGGGAAATGGAAGTGGACCTAACTAATGAGTAAAATGATTATTGCATTTCTGGCCATCTTTGCAATGGTGTTTCTGGGTATCCAGGGATTCATTGCTGCAAGTGGTCGAGAAAAGCTCCAGCTTGCCAAGGTGCTGGGGTATAGTTTAGCTTGTGCCACCTTGGCAATCTTGATTGTTGCATCTATTGTTATCTTACTTTAATTGAAAGGAATGAATATAATGAATCGTTATGCTAAGGTTGCTGTGCTCGCTGGTCTGCTGGCTACGACTGCTGCTTGTACTCGAGTTGAGACCGGTGAGGTCGGTGTTCGTCGTGCATTCGACAAGACCATCGAAACCACGGAACTGATGCCTGGTTCTGTGAACCAGACGATCTTCGGTGATGTTATGACTTTCCCAACCAAGGATGTTCAGGTTGATATTACTGATTTGACTCCTCTGGCTTCGGATAACTCGACCGTTGCCGACTTCGACATGGCTGTGATCTACTCGATCAATCCAACCTCGGTTGCCGAGCTCTTCATCGAGAAGAACCGTGGCTTCCACGCTGACACCGAGGAAGGCGACACTCTGCTGATGTACAACTACATTCGTCAGCTTGGTCGTAATGCTGCTTATAAGGTTGCTCGTAAGTACGAGTCGCTGAAGATGGCTGACAATCGTGCAGAGATGGAACAGCTGATCCGTCAGGAAATCGTTAGCCAGCTGGCTGCTGAAAAGCTTGATGGATCCATTACGCTGTCGCAGGTTCTTGTCCGTCAGATCAAACCGGCTGGTAACATCGTAGCATCGGCTAATGCGCTGGTTCAGGCTCAGAACGAACAGAAGCGTAAGGAAGTTGAAGTCCAGACTGCTAAGCTGGAAGCACAGCGTATTGCTGCTCTGAATGCTAACCGCGGTGCTACCGAGTACATGGCTGCTATGGCCCTGCAGGATATCGCCGAAGGCGTGAAGGCCGGCAAGGTTCAGACCGTTGTTGTTCCTTATGACTTCAAGGGTATCGTGAACGTCGGTAAGTAATTAGCGATGTACATTAATTGAATGACGGTGTATAGCAGGATCTGGAGGTTACATTATGACAATGCATCTTTTAGGTCCTGCTTACACTACTACTCGTACTGGCAAGCGTGGCAAAAAGGTTACGACTGCAGCGCATACCAAGATGGCTATGGACTGGCTTGACCATAAGCGACAGTGCAAGCGACTTGGTATCAAGGCCAAGACCTTTGATGAGTATATTCAGTATCGCAAGGGTAACTACAAGCCCAAGCTTCGTGGTACTCAGATGCCAGACTATAAGGTCTCAGATCATCGCCAGAAGTATCAGTCTCAGAATGAGATTGGCCCGCACTTCACAAAGGATCTTGCCTACGAGCGTGCAAAGCTCGAGGTGAGTAGCAATTATATTGTCGGCCAAGCCTATAACAAGGGCGGACTTGTTGTCCTTTCCAAGTCTGATGCTGCCGACCCGGCAACTGGTAAGAGGCGGTGTTAACTCTTCTTCTCCTTCTTTTATCAGTGCCGCTCTTGGCGGTCTTGGGCCTCTTTCTTTGGATCGGGTTCAAGTCCGCCAAGTATATTTTCCGGTTTGCTATGATTGGATTCATATTTTTATGCGTGATCGCGCTACTTTTCAGTGTACATTAATTCGAAATGATAGTAGGGTGAATCATGGTTAAGACATATCTCAACAACTTCGGCTACTCGGTCTATGAAGGCCCGAGTCTTTATGACGCAATGGAAGCTGCCGAGAAGGCTGGTTTCGAATCGACTGTCTATAACGAGTTTGATGAAACCGTTATGACATACAGTCCAATTGGCGGATGGGTGTTCGTCTGATGGAGACCTAGTCTGCAATTGCACCGGCTTCAACTTCCATGGCAAGTGCAAGCATATTCGAATGGTTCATGAAAGGTTAGTGGCATGATTGTACAGAATGCTGTGATTTGCAACAAGTGTGACGACTTTATTTTTTCAGCGCATCGTCATAGCTATGTAGAGTGCAAGTGTGGAAACATTGCTGTTGATGGAGGCCAGGATTATCTACGCAGAGTAGGTCGTGGTATTACTGATAAGTCATATATTGATGTGAGTTGGGACATTCCCGATGTTGTCTATCAGGAATGTGCTGATGCTGTAGAGCATGCTATTGAAACCAATCGTAATAAGTTTGGTATTGCCAATGCTGTGCTTCGTGCCCTTCGCATGAGGGATCGTGTAATTGCTGAAGGAGAACAACGAATTATGGCCTACAACAAAGATCTAGATGAGGTCATGGTAGTTGAACCTGACGGCACTGTCAATCGTTATAAAAAGGTGGTGTGATGTCGTGGATTGCTATATGGCTACTAGCCAGTGCTCTTTCATTCGTAGTACTGAGTTTATTGGCATTCTTTGCGCCAGAAGGTTATCAAGATGAAAGGGGCTTTCACTATGGAAAACCAGAGGATACCGCCGATGAATCTTGAGGTAGAAGCCTTCGAAGGCGAATTGAAGAACCTACGCAAGCTAAGTGTTATCCTCAAGCACGAGGTAATGGCTGAAAAGCTCGGTGAGATCTACTTCATCTGTGGTGAAGGTGGAGAGAAGGATAAGAATAACCTTCCTGAGAGAATCCATATCTGTCCAGCATATGGATGTGATTGGTTTCAAGTTTACGAACGCACTGATAAAACTTTTGGGCCGGAGTGGTGATTTTTCTGTTTACTTTATTGTGAAAATGAGTTATATTGAAAATATAACGAATGGAGTTTGATATGAAAAATATTTTGGATAACGCTGAGGTCTCTGGTAACGCTGAGGTCTCTGGTAACGCTTTGGTCTCTGGTAACGCTAGGGTCTCTGGTGACGCTTTGGTCTCTGGTAACGCTAGGGTCTCTGGTAACGCTTGGGTCTCTGGTGACGCTTTGGTCTCTGGTAACGCTAGGGTCTCTGGTAACGCTTGGGTCTATGGTGACGCTTTGGTCTCTGGTAACGCTAGGGTCTCTGGTAACGCTTGGGTCTATGGTGACGCTGAGGTCTCTGGTGACGCTTTGGTCTCTGGTAACGCTTGGGTCTCTGGTAACGCTTGGGTCTCTGGTAACGCTTGGGTCTCTGGTAACGCTGACATTCAATCGAATGATGATTGGTTTTCTTTCATCTATAATGGTAACACTCTCACTGGATACCGTAGTCGTAATGAAGCCGGTTACGAGCTGAATGTTGATGGTAAAGATATTGCAATTGAAGACCTCAAAGACGGTTTTGATGTTGTCGTTCGCAATCTAATTAAGAAGTTTACACCCTTTTAAAACAAAGAGAAGGATGATCTGAAGTCTGTTATCAGTGATCTCGAAAAGCAGTTGGAAGAAGCTAAGAATCGTTTGAAGGATATTTGATATGTCTAGAAAAATTACTGTAGAACTAAACTGGGAAACCGTTGATAACATTGTTGTTGGTCAACTTCGCGAAACATGGGAAAACCTGAAGGACGATCTCGGTGCTGGCAATAATGTCTTTGCATGGGGTGATCCTGAGCAAGACGATGAACTCATTCAGAAGCATATTGATGCTCTTGAGCTCATTCTGAAGTGGTACGCAACCCCAGATCAACTGGAGGATATGGGCCTTGAACCCTGATCCTAGGTGTGAAGGTGAATGCCGGTTTAATGTCGGCATAGGTATGACTACGTGTACATACTATCCTCCTGTCTACGACAAACACGGTGTCAATCTCAATCCGGATCGGAATGTAACTTCTGGAATGGTATCGTGCCATGTTTGTGACAGACAGTGGAATTATGCCACGTGTCTCGGTGAAACCGAGTTTCAGGAAATTACAAATGGCTAAGTATCTTGTTGAAGCTATCAGCATGTTTCGTATGCGCTACGTAGTCGAGTGCGATAGCCCAGAGCATGCTAAAGATACCGTATCGATGAACGAAGCCGGCGAGTTTTCTCAGTTGCATATCGATGAGATGATTACTTCTACTCGCGAGATCGATGACGCAGAGTATCTTCGACTCTTCGATGAGGATAATGAATATCTTCAGGGATGGAACGACGAGCAGAAATTTAAATTTGTACACAAGGTGAATAATGAATCTGTTTATTCTCGATACATGTCCAATCAAAGCTGCTCAGCTGCAGTGTGATAAGCATGTGGTGAAGATGATCGTCGAGTCGGCTCAGATGCTCTCGACGGTTCATCGTATGCTTGACGGCGTAGAAACTCGTGTGCCATCAAAGTCTGGCAAGACCATGTCCAAGGCATGGACCCTGCCAGATAGCCGTGAGGATGTTTTGTACCGCGCTGTGCACATGCATCATCCTTGCACGGTCTGGACCGCTGAGAGCAACAACAACTACAACTGGCACTATGTCCACTTTGTAGCTCTGTGTGACGAGTATACGTACCGTTATGGCAAGGTCCATGGAACCGATAAGTTGCTTCGTGAGGTTCTCAAGAGTCCTCCGCTAAACATCCCGATCGGTTACAAGACTCCACAACCGCTGGCTATGAAGTCGAACCCAGAGTGTATGGACTATCGTGACATCGTAGGTTCATACCGCAAGTTTTATCGGACCAAGCAAGATCGCTTCAGGATGGTCTGGACAAAACGTCCGATTCCAGAGTGGTTTATAGCTGCTTAGTATAAATAAGAATAACACGGCCGGCCCAGTAGCAATACTCGGGCCGGTTTTCTTTTGTCTCATAAATAGACCAAAGGAGTTTTTTATGGCAGCCCAACAAGGATTTCAATACGAAATCAATGCATCAAATTTATTAAAAAAATATGGGATTGTTCCTAAAGACTTTAGGCCTGCTGGAGCAGGTCATGACCAACCAGATTTGATGATTATGAAAGGCAATCAAAAAGCTGGTTGTGAACTTAAGATATCTGCAGCTTCTGCTGGGTCTCTAGTAATTAAATACGATTCAAAAGATAAAATTAATCCGTGGAAATTTGGAGACATCAAATCTACTGAAGATGAAAAACTCTTTATTAAAGAATTAGCAGAAGAAGTCGGCATATTTGATATTATTAAAGAAAACTGGAAAGACAAACCGGCAAAACGCGACAAAGATGATGAATGGAAAGCTTTTTTTGGTAATATGTCAAATAGAGAAATGTATGAGCGTGATAAAGTTCTCTTTAAAGATATTAAAGGCTCTATTCCAGCATCAAAAATTGAAGAGTATTATATAAAGAAAAAAACATATTATGTAAATGTTGGAACCCACGGGTTCTATTTAATGGGATCTAAGAACCCCTTAAAGTTAAAAGGCATTCCACGGTTTGGAACCGCTGCAAATGCTACATACAGAGCGCGCGTCCAATATAAAGGTGGTGGCAATTATCAATTCACTTTTGAGATGCAGTTTAGTATTCCAACAAATTCTAAATCTCCATTTAATATCGCTCCGGTTGATGGGAAAACAGTCAATATTATCGAAAAAAAATTGAACCTGGCATGTTTTTTATAGTGTACATTTTTTCAAAAACGTTGTAGGGTAAACCATGATCAAGAAAAGGTTTAGAGAGTTTGTTGGTTCTGGTACGCTCACGATATTCGATATCGATGAGACACTCTTCCATACGAAGGCAAAGGTTGCTGTCGTAAAGGATGGCAAGGTTGTTCGAATGTTGGATAACCAGGAGTTTAACACCTACAAGCGTAAGGAAGGCGAGACCTACGACTTCGGAGAGTTTGCGAGCGCAGAGGTATTTCGCAAGACCTCGACTCCAATCTCTCGTATGGTTGCAAAGGCGAAAGCGATCTTTGCCAACTCGAAGAAGAATCCTCACAGCCGGGTAATCATCTGCACTGCACGGGCTGACTTTGATAACAAGGATCTCTTCCTTCAGACGTTCCGTGATCATGGTCTTCCGATTGATCAGATTCACGTTGAGCGCGCTGGTAACTTGAAGATCGACTCTTCGGCAGAAGCTAAGAAGATCATCTTCCGCAAGTATATAAATACAAAGAACTACGTTAAGCTGAGATTGTTTGATGATGCTCCTAGCAATCTTCATGCATTTCTTTCGCTGCAAAAAGAATATCCAAACATTAAGTTTGAAGCATATTTTGTAAACCCTGATGGATCGATAAAGACGGTAAAATGACAGCATTTAAAAATTTCTTGACCGAAGAAGTAAGTGAAGAAAAGCTCAAGCATCTTGAGCATGCAGAAGATCATGTGATTAATGCTGGCGCCGAAGGGTTCTCACACGCTTATCATAATCTCAAGGATGTGCATGATAAACTAACTGGTAAAGAGAATGCCACGAAGGTAACCATGAAGTATGACGGTTCGCCTTCTGTTGTGTTTGGTCGTCATCCTGAAACTGGTAAGTTCTTTGTTGCATCCAAGTCTGCGTTCAACAAGAATCCAAAGATCAACTACACGCATGAGGACATTGAACGCAATCATGGTCATGCTCCTGGTCTTGTAGAGAAACTGAAAGCTGCCTTGGATCATCTGCCGAAGGTAACTCCCCGTAAGGGTGTGTTCCAAGGTGATATCATGCACACACAAAATGATGTGCACGAATCGGGCAATAAGATTCACTTTACACCAAATACCATTACGTACTCTGCTGATAAGAACTCGCATCATGGCAAAGCAGCACTTCGTTCAAAGATCGGTGTTGCTGTTCATACCAAGTATAACGGTAAGAACCTCGAAGACATGAAGGCCGAGTATGCACCAAACCTTGATGAGTTTGGACTGCACAAGGATGTGCATCTTATCTCTACAGAACATGACATGTCTGGCATTGATTATAAGCCACAACACCAGGCTAAGTTTGTCAAGCACATGGCAGCTGCTGCTAAGTTGCATGCAAAGACCGGTCCTGAAACTCATGCGGCCATCGAGAGCCACCGTATTCCTCTCAAGACATATATCAACCATACGGTTCGTACCGGTACTAAGCCGAATGTAAATGAGTTTATGGCGCATCTTGCTAAGTCGCATCAGAAGAAGATCGACTCTGTAAAGACTGCTGCCTCGAAGGCATCAAAGACTGCGGCAATGGAGCAAGATATTGCTCATGTCCAACGCAATCGTGGTCACTTCGAACGCATTTTGCAGATGCACAACCATCTTCAGAAGGCAAAGGATGTGTTATCTAATACACTCTCGAGTCGTGCTGAGTTTGATCATAGTATCAGTGGAAAGAAATCTAAGCCTGAAGGATTTGTGGTGGTAAGACATAATCGTCCTACTAAGATTGTTGATCGTGCTGAGTTCTCGGCTGCTAACTTCAACAAGGACAAATCGCTGTGAAGGCAATCCATATCACTCAAGGAAGATTCAATCCTGTGCATGCTGGCCACGAAATGGTCGTAAAGCATGTGATGGATGCCGCTAAGAAGGAAGGTGCAGATCATAAGATCTTGACAACCGGTTCTCATGATGCCAAGAAGAATCCTCTGACTCCAGAACAGAAGGTCAAGCATCTGTCTCGTGCCGTGAAGGGCGCGAAGGTAGAGGCTATGGGTAAAGATCATCCTACGTTGCTTCATCAGATGTCTAAGCTGCATAAGGCTGGTTACACACACGTAACTATGCATGTCGGCTCAGATCGTGTCCATGAGTTTCATAACTTGCTCCACAAGTATAATGGAACTGAAGGGAGGCATGGACACTATAACTTCAAGAGCATCAAGGTCAAGTCTGTCGGCGGCGAGCGTTCAGACACAGGTGAAGGAATTGCTGCTGCTTCTGGTACGGCAATGCGCAAGCACGCTTCAGCCGGAGACAAGGAGTCGTTTCATAAGATGGCTCCGGCCGGGATGAGTAAAGCGCACAAGGATGAACTCTATCATGACGTTCGTAAGGGCATGCCCATGCCCTTACGAGTCCTTTATTGCGAGATTCAAGAACTGGATTAACTAATGGCACAATGGCGCACTGACAGCTACGAATTTAAACAGCCTCATAACGTTCATCTCTATGAACTGAATATGACTGCTGATATCTATGGTAATCCTATTGACGGATCGAATCCGACTGGCATGGCAGTCGATGCTTTCGGTAGAGCCAGATCAGCACAACCACTGACTTTGTTTGATTCATCGCACAGGTACAGAGATAATGGTAGAATCAATCAATCAAACTCTGCAACCGGGGCCGTATCAACACACAATGCAAACGCCGGATTGATTGAATGCACACTTGACACGGCATCTGGTTCATTCCTTTATAGAGAATCAGCCCGTGTGTTTGCATATCAGCCAGGCAAATCTCTGCAGATTCTCCAAACATATGTAATGTCTCCGCACAAAACAAACCTGCGTCAGAGATATGGTTATTTCAGCACTACCAACGGAATCTTTTTAGAACAAACTGATGCTGGTATTTGTTGGGTAGAAAGATCTACATCGCCTGGTACCGGTGTATCTGAAACCCGTGTATATCAACAAAATTGGTTATACGATAAACTAGATGGTAATGGTCCGTCAAAACTTACTCTGGATCTAACAAAAGCTCAAATTCAGTTTATCGATATTGAATGGTTAGGACTTGGTACGGTTCGCTGCGGTTTCGTTATTAATGGCAAGTTTGTTCACTGTCATTCATTCCATCACGCCAATATTATTGATTCGACATATATGGCAACAGCATGTTTGCCAGTCCGTGCTGAGATTGAAAATCTTGGTACTACAGCAAGCAGTTCAACACTCAAGATTGTTTGTGCTACTGTGATCTCAGAAGGCGGATATGAAATAAAGGGTAGATCGCGATCAATTGGTATTCCTATCACAACACCAAAAGATATACCAACAGCAGGTACATTTGTTCCAATCATCTCAATTCGATTAAAAGACGCGTATTCAGATGCTATCGTAATTCCAACAGACATTGAATTCTTTGGTGTTTCAAACAATACACGCTATCGATACAAACTTGTTGTTGGCGGTACACTTACCGGGGCCAGTTGGGTTGATGTAAATACCGCCGAATCATCAGTTGAGTATGATATCACAGCCACTGCCATTACCGGCGGTAGAGATGCACAGGTTGGTTATATTAATATTTCTGCTGGGGCCGGCGGTACTGCAATTAATCTTGCAGGCTCTTCTTTATTCCAATATCAGCTAGAGCGCAACTCTTTTGCTGCTAATAATAAAGGTGTTGTATTTTCTCTTGTTGCAACTGGTGCAGCGAACGGTGATGATGCTCTTGGTGCTATTACTTTCCAAGAAATCACATAACGCATAAATAACAATGCGGTTAGGCTACGGCAATCCCGTTTGTTTACAGATAAGCCCAAGGGAAACTCTGATGGAAGATAAGAAGAAACCGGTACCAGAAAAGAATACTAAGAAGCCTACGGGCAAGTCTGCAACTGGTAAACCACTAGATGGCGTCGACGTTAATCCTCAGCTAGACGACAAGCGCCGTACAAACGAGGACTTTGCCGTCCTAGCCGCATCCCTTCAGGAGCGTAAAGCCTTGACGCTTGCACAGCGTCAGCAAAGAGGTCGCCAGCTGAAGCGCATTCAACCAAAGATTCAGAGAGCAAAAGAGATCTCGCAAGCTCGTCTTGCCGGTCCTCAGAAGCTACAAAGACGTGCAGAAGCCAAGGCACGTGCACTCTTGAAATCTAGATTCTCGGCCCGCAAGGATGTTCCTTACGCCGAACTGACAACATCTGAAAAGATTCAGGTAGACACTGCTGTTGCCAAAAAGACCAAACTCATCAAGAGACTCGCAGCAAGACTTCTACCAAAACTAAGAAAAGCAGAGTTCGAAAGACTCAAGTCTTATCACAGTGGAGAGCCAATGAAGAGCCTCCATACCACGATTGCTGCTGAAGAATTTTCTGGTCTGTTCTCTGATCTAAATGACAAGTCAACACTCGAGCTTGTCGATATCATTGAAAATGCGATTACTCGATTTGAAAAAGAAAGTAATCCGCTAGGTATCACTCTACGTAGAATGCTGAATGCCACAATTGGCACCGATCAGATCACAGAAACACTTATCAAAAAAGCTGAAAAAACTGGCATCCCGTTCTCGACTCTCAAGGAGGTGTACGAGCGCGGCGCTTCGTTGTATCAAGAAGACGCACGTCAAACACGAGATCAGTTTGCATTCAATCGAGTCAATAGCTATATCGCTAAAGGTAGAGCATGGACTCTTGATGCAGATCTTCGTGAAGAGAGAATTGTCAACGAAGAACTTGACAACGCGTTCAAGCAACTTCTTGAACAAACTAAAAGCAAAGAGATTGTAGATCGTAAACCTGCGGAATCGAATGTAAAAAAGCGCCATCAAGAACTTCAAAAGAAAATTATTGATGAAGGCGAGATGAAGCCATATGTAAAGCCGCACTATGGATCAAGTGATCCAAAGAAGCAGACGGCATGGGTTGCTTCGAATAAGTGGGGCAAGAAGAAGTATTTTGGAATGGACTTCAAAAAGTCTGCTGAGAAGCATGCTAAGATAAACGAAGACTCTCCATCTGAAAGAGAGATTGGAACTGATTCTCTTGTCAAGAAGTACAAGAAAGAAACACCTGGCCAAGAGAAAGCCGATCTCAATGAAACATTCAACATGGCTTGGACTGCTGGTATCGGCGTGACTCTCTCGGCCGAAGCATGCGGAATCAAGATGAAGCCTGCTTTCGAACTTCATCCAGATGTTGTTGATGCAATGGAAGAAGTTCGCACTGCTGACGTTAAAGGTGTAATCGTTCGTACCGCCGATGGTAAGACCGTTGTGCGCAAGCAAAAAAGAAACAAAAAGATCATCGGATCCGGAAATGTAAATGATGGGAAGCCAGATGATACGCTTTAAGCAATTTGTTTCAGAAGCTCGAGGTGAAGATTCTAAGGGGCATTTCATTGCAACCGAAAAGGGTGCTGGAATGACTGAGAAGGGCGTCAAGGCCTTCCGTGCAAAGAATCCTGGTTCAAAGTTGCAAACCGCTGTGACAGGTAAAGTAAAACCTGGTTCAAAGGATGCCAAGAGACGCAAGTCTTTCTGTGCTCGTATGAGCGGTATGCCAGGACCAATGAAGGATGAAAAGGGACGTCCTACGCGGAAAGCAATGTCTCTACGTAGATGGAGATGTAGATGAAATATAGATCATTAGAGTCTAAGATTCGCGATATCTTTGAATCAAAGCATATTGCTATGGGTGCTATCGAGTCTGATCAGAACGATCAGATCGCTGTCGGGTCTTATACTACAAAAGCGTTTGAAGTATCTCCAGAAGCTCAAAAGCTTTATGCTGATCTTCCAAAGGATACAAATGCTTCTGATGCTCAAACCGCAGCTGAGAATCTAGACAAACTATTTGATATTGTCAAGGATGTGCACCACACCGGCAAAGCCACAGCGGCTCATATTGCCCGTGCTACCATGCACGGCGAGATCGTAATGAGACATGCTGCTGGAATGAAGCTTGAGAAAGAACACGAAGCTATTGTAAAAGCTGCTATGAATGCATTACATGCTGCGTCAGGCGAGCATGAAAAAGAACTTAATCCGGATCATGATTACCATCCGGCTGATGACAAAAGATTTCATAATCCACCAAAGGGATACACACCAGATCCTATTCCTGGTCCTCAGGGTGATAAAGATATAGATAACTTGAAAAGATACCTTATTAAAAGGTCTCGTGCGGCAGAACGCAAAATTAAAATCATAGATGCAGACTAAAGGATACCCCATAATGTTTACAAAGAAACTCGAAGATCAGTTTTCTGCCGACCTTCTGAATACCGTTCGTGGTATTCTAGACGAGGCAAAACACGACAAAGAATGTGAATGCGAAAAGTGTGAAAAAGAAGAAGAAGATGATGAAGACGAAGATGGCACAAAGAAAGAAGGCTATATGCCTACTGCTGATGAGCCAACTGAAGCTAATAAGAAGACAGCTCAAAAAATTCGTGATATGATGGCTAAAGAAAAGAAGCCAGCTAAGAAAGAAGTGAAGGAAGAAAAGCGTGGACTGTGGGATAATATCCATGCCAAGCGTAAGCGCATCAAGGCAGGATCTGGCGAGCGCATGCGCAAGCCTGGATCAAAGGGTGCACCTACCGACGCTGATTTTAAAGCGGCTTCTGAAGCAGTTGATCCAGGTCTTGAAGATGAGCTAATGTCACAACGCCAAGGCGAATCTGGTAAAAAGTGGAGAGTTGAGCGTGCTGGTAAAATAGTCGGCACATATAGCTCAAAAGATAAAGCTGATGTTAAAGCCATGAAGCACCCACTGAACAAAGTGGTTGCCAAGGAAGAAGCAGAGCAGATCGACGAACTTTCGAAGTCAACACTGGGAAGCTATATCAAGAAGGCCGCTGGTAGTGTTGGTCAAGAAGCCATTACTGCTGGTTTAAAGATCAAGACGGGCGAGAACCCAACTAAGAATCTAAATAAAACTCTCCGCCGCCAAAAGGGCATTGAAATAGCTGCAAATAAGCTGACCAAGGAAGA